TTCCATTCTGTATTGTACATATTACGTCCTTTGTCGCTGGCGTCCATGCCTACGTGTACGTCTGTAAATACTAGCTTGTCAAACTCGCTTTTATAGTCCTTCTTTTTAACCTTAGTTACTTCTATCGTAGGGACGTCAGTAAACAACTTTTCGAAGTCGACTTTATTAATGTCGAACTCAGTTTCAAAATTTGGGTTCTTAAAAAAAAGGCTAGCTTCTTTGTTTTTGAGCCAGCCATGCTTAACGTCTTTGTCGTCGAGTCCTAAAATGTTCGCTTGTTTTTTAATGGCGCGGTATTGGTTTACAATTTCCGCTTCATTTGGCGTTAGTCTGTACCTATATTGCTTCATAGAATTGTTTTAAAGTTACGTAACAGGTAAGTCGTAAACATTCCCATTACAAAACCCAAAACTAATAATAAAATATTTGGTTTTACATTTTTATGCTTTTCAGTTTTCCATTTAACTACCTCTACTTTCTCAATCATTTTCAAGGTATCTCGTTTCAACTTATATTCAATACGTGTTTGAAACCTCGTTTTAGGCACGAAAGAACGCTTGTAACGAACGATTGTATCTTTTTGGACTAATACCCTTTCAAAGTATATAGAGTCGTTTAAAACGTACGGAATTGAGTCGATCGAAGTTATCTTAATTGTGTCCGCTATTTCGTCGCATCGGTAACCCTTTTTAATTGCACGGCGCAAATGGTAGTTAGCTGAACACGAACTAAGAATAAGTATTAAAACTAATACCTTAAAATTCATTAATGAGGCAATACGTAACATATTTCTGAGGTTTAACTAAACGAATAATAGTTTTGTACTTGGTAACGTTGTTTACTACTTGGCAACCCGCCGACCACCAACCGACTATATTACTAGTAGGCCTACTTAAGTCGTACGTGTTAGGGTGAAAGTTAATACCGAAATAACCTGTATCTAGAATACCTTGTTCTTCACTCGCAGTATCTTTGTCGGTATCTCTGTAGACTTGAACAGGTGCGCCAAGTTGCAGTAAGGCGTCGACTTTTCCGTTATGTTTTCCGTATTTCCAAACGTCGTAATACCATTGTTCAGACTTAAGAACTGCAGCGCCTTTCTTATTAACCTTTTCGAATTGCTTTAATGTAGGTGTTCCCGCGTTTGTAGTGGCGCTAGTAACCTCGATAAATTGACTGCCTTGAAATAGGTAAATTTTGTCGTCGAATGCGTTAGGGTTGTCTTCTTTAGAACGAACACCAAGTAACCAGTACCCGTTCGGAATACCTACGTAATTTTTTAACTCTTTTACTTTGTTTAGTAGTTCGGTGTCGGTGTAGCTTCTTACCATTACTTTAGGTCTTCTAGTTGCGTTCTACTTCTTTTGATAAAGTGCATAAATTTTTCCCAAACATTAACCCCTGTAACTGAGTAGTAACTTTCGTTAATACTTTTTACTTCGGTTGCCACGCAAAAGAACGTGAACATTTTGGTTAAAACAAGATCAATAGAAATAAAATGCCCTAGAATGTCAGCGACTACGAACTTTTCCAACAGAAAAACGAACGTAATAGCCCCTGTATAAAGTAAGCTTTTAGAAATTGTATGCGACAAACGTCTGGAACGTATTGAAGTCCAGCCGTTTTTCTTAACCGAACGCCATATTCCGAAGGCGGTATCTAGAATAATAGTAAACACCGCAAGTAAAACAAGGGGTGTAATAGGACTAAGAACCGAAAGGCTAGCGAAAAGGAAGGCTTTAACGTTTGTCGACATCTTAGAAAACCATTATAGCGTTATTATAGCCGTTGTCATTGTAGCGCTGGCCACAACGTCCGTAACAAGTACCCGTGCAGTCACACGCTTCAATCTGTGGGCGCAAGTCGGTGTCCTTATTTGTTAGACTAGTAAACTGCGGGTATAGGTTTTTATTAGCTAGTAGGTATTTAATCAAACGTTGTTCGTAGAAACTAGCTTTTTGTGCGTAATGCTCCATGCCAAAGGCAACCTCAGTACGTGAAACGCTACCCGAATAGTCGCCGAATTGTGTTTGAAGACCTTTGTTTTTAAGTTGGTAAGACAAACCGAAAACGGAATCCTCAGCACTACGCCAAGCTACTACAGGTTGAATAAATTCTACTAGCGTTTCTTCGTCAGGTGTTAAGGTCTGAGTATTGTACGCGTTAAGCATATACTTGTAAAACGTAGTTCCTAGAATTGGCTGAACTCTTAGGTCGCTTTGTGTAGCAATGTACGGCGTTACGTCTGTTACGTCTACGTTAGCAGTAATAGGCGTGTTCGTCTTTAGGTATGTTTCAGTAATAAAGTAGATCATATCTCAGCAGGTGTTAAAGCGGGTACAACGTCGCCCCCTTCGATAGGTGGTAAGCTTGCAAGGGCGCGAACTTCGTTAGTTGTCATTGTATTTAATACTTTGGTAGCCACTAGCGGACTCATTGCGTTAAGCGCGTCCTGTGTTTTACTAGCGTCGCCTTCTACTTCGACAATTGTTTCGTTAATAATTTGGAAATTCTTAATAGTAAAGTCCGCCTTTAGTCTAGCAATATTAAGTAGTTCCTGAAAAATTTCGGTAACCTGTTCGCGCAACGGAATTACTACGTTCTTTTCAAATATTACGTAAGCTTGTTTAATGTCTGCGCCGTTACCTAAACTTCCTGTAGTTCTAACCCCCATTAAGATTGGGTCGATAGTATGGGCAAAACAAATTTGCTCCGTGTTTAACCCGCTAGCTTCTTGAAATAGTTTGTCGTTTTGGTTTGTAGGTATGCTTTCAATTTTCGGTAATTGGTCAGGACTATTAGCAAAAAAGGCTACACCTTTACCAGCGTTTTGCGCGCCTTTCATGCGGTCGATAGTGTCACGTAGTACCTTCTTTTCTTCTTCGCTTTGTGGTCGCTTAGGAAACATCATGGCGAAAGCTGGGAAAATAGAGTTCTGAATGTTCGATTTTGCAAAGTACGAAAGTTCACCCGACAAAAAGGCGAAGTTTAAAGCACTTGAATACTGCGGTAACGGGTAATAGTCTTGGCCAATACTAGGTAATTCGTAGCTATAAAGCTGGCATTTGTCGCTATTTAGTGGGTGGTATGGCTTTACTTCTTCTACGTCTATTCTTGACGCCCAGTCGTCGCAAAGTGAATACATAGTTTTTGTATTGTTTACGCGGACTTTCTCAGGGCTGACGTTTTCGATTTTATGAAGCTTACCTTTTTCGTCAAAATGTAGTTTAAAATAAACGCGGTTGTGCATTACTAATTGTTTAGTAACGGCTTTAACAGACTTAGCTAGGCGCATTTTCTTTTCCCAAGTGTATAGGTCTAGAAGTTCCTGAGGCGAAAGCTTGTCCGTCTTTAATTCGTACCCCGCTCCGATAGTTGCGTTAACCTTGAAGTCTACAATAGCCCCATGTAAAGGCGAAGTGTAGTAAATTTGGTTAAGGATTTCAGGGTAAAGGTTGTCCTGCCCGAATGGCACGTAGCCCGAAACTTGGTAACGTCCATTAACGTAAGGTAGCGACAAGTCACCACGTCCTATTTTACCGAATGGAGTTGAAAAGCTTTGATAGCCTTCTACTACTTCGGGTTTTGCTTGTTTGAATCTATCGAAAATTCCCATTTTATTAGTCGTATATACTAGAAATAGAACCGCCCGCAACTACTAGGCGCCCTTCTTCTATTAAATTAAGTCCGTTTGTATTCGTGTTTTCGTCTACTATAATAGGGTCTACACTTTCGTAAACCTTGTAAGTATATTGCCCGCGAATAAGCGTAAGGTCTACGCCTTCTTCTAAGGTGAATAAGTTGTATCTATTTGGAAAACTAGACGTGTCAGCACCAACCCAAAAAACAGGTTCTGTAGCGGTGTTAAATTCACCCTCAAACACGAACAAATAATAAGGGTCTACGATTGTAGTAACTTCCGTAAGCGTTAACGCAAAGGTGTTAACTTCGTCCTTTTGAATGTAAACCATAACAATATTAAATTAAATTACGGACTTGTTCAAATAGAAAACCCCCTACAATGAGGGGGCTAACTATTCTATGAAACGTAAGAATTAAACTAAAAGACCTGCGATAATAGCTGGGTCTACTTCGTAAGCCAAGGTTTCGTTTTCAGCAACCAAAGTAAGTGAATACTTTGATCCGTCCGCACGGGTAGTTCCTGAACCTTCGCCGTAAGCTGAAACTTGCAAGAATGGGAAGTACCAATATTTGCCGTTTGCATCACCTACAACCGCGTTTAAGTATTGCTGGCCTGAACCTAACACTTTAATAGCACGGCTTTTTTCTTGGTCGCGTCGGTGAAACATTAAGTTAATAGTTTGAGTAACGTAAGAAGACCCGTTTACTAGGTCGATAGTTCCGTCTTCGGTAAAGTTAGAAGTGTTACGTTTGAACTCAAGTTCAACATATGGGGACGTGTGCGTAATAGCAGTTACTTCCCAATTCGTTCCCGTTTCGAGTGTAGTAATTCCCGTAATGTTGTCTTGTTGGTTGATTAATAGGGTGTAAATACCACCGCTATTATTGTCGCATGATTTTAGAATCTCTTCTAGTGTAGCACAAGCCATTGTATAAAATTTTTAAGGTTATAAAAAAGGGCGGCGTTTTATGGCCGCCCCGTATGTTTTTAAATTGTCGTTAACGATTAGTCGAAACAAACGTTGTAAACTACAATTTGGTCAGGGTTCGTATAGTGGAAACCAGCTTTGAGGTTCGCACGTGTACGGATGTAAGGCTCAGCTACTGAGTCAGAAAGGTTAACCGCTTTCAAAGCTTTTGAATCACCTTCAGCGTCAAACGCATAAACTAAGTCAGACTTAAGAGCGAGAACCATAGTGCTTGTAGGCATACCTTCGGCAAGAACGATTTTGATACCTAAGAAAGTAGGTGCAAGCGGTGCAGTAACGTAAGTCAAAGTGTTACCAGAAGCGGCAGCGATTTGGTAGTTTACGAACACGTCGCTAGAAACGAACAAACGAAGGTCTGCACGTTTAGCTTGAACTGCTGCTGGAGATGCTTGAAGAACTGCAGTCATGCGAGCCAATACGTTAGAGCTATCAACTGCACCTGAGTAAAGGCCGTTTACTGCTGAGTCAGCACACAATTTTTTAAGGTAGCCGTCACACAAAGAAAGAACAGGGTCTTCGCTTGTAGTGTCACCTTGCCAACGGATAAGCTCTAAGTCTTGTCCGATTTTAGCAGCCATTTCAGTCCAGTAGTAAGACATAAAAGAAGCTACAGAAAAGTCGCCGTTAGAACCTTGAGCCATTTGTAAAGCCAAGAAAGACTGCTCTAGGTCGAACTGACAGATTTGTGACATAGCTGAAAGCGCACAAACGTCGATGTCTACTGCGTCAAGGTTGTCTGTAGGGGCGCTGAAGTTGCACGTACTTGGGGCGAGTACGTTACCAAAGCTCACGGATGCAAGTTTAGTTGCACTCTTAATTCCTGGCAAAGTACGATAGTTGTCAGCAATGTCTTCTGTTAAATAAGCACGGCTGTAAAACTCATCTGGGTTAGGACATAACAACGCGTTTGTGTCTACGTCCAAGTCAAATTTAAGGTTTCTAATCATTGGTGTTGGTTTTTATTTTGTTTTTAATTGTTACTTGTTTGATGCGCGGAACGCTTTGAATCTGTCGAAAGCTGACATTTTAGTGTCTTTCGCTAGTTCGAGTTCGTCTTCGACTTCTTCTTTAACTACGCCGAGTTCTTCGATTTGGTTTTTAAGGTCTGCAACCATTCCGATAATAGCTTTTTCACGCTCTTCGATTAATGGCATAACGATAGCCAAGATAGCCTCAGAGTCAGCTACAGGGTCAATAGCCATTTCAGTAGCTACTTCTTCTTCTACGACTTCTTCTTCGGTTACGCTAGTGTCTTCTAAAGCTACTTCTTCGGTCGTTTCTTCTACAACCTCTTCGCTCATTTCGACTTCTTCTTTTTCTACTTCTTTAATT